GGTTGACTCCAAGGCGGGGTCATATCATCGGGGACGTTCCGCACAAAGTCCTGGGGGTGCCTAGGCTCCCAATGTTCCGGACACACCCAATACCCTTGCCAGTGCTTTTTCATGGTGGAACTTTTGCGCTTCCTCCCACACTGGTAACATTGTACGTTCCAATCCCCTAGCTGGAGAAAGTCTGCACGTCCCATATCACTTCTCCTCTTTGTTCATTTCGTGGATCAGAGGACCGATCAACGGGATGTAGCGATCAGCGTCTTTATCGCGGGTGATGATATCATCCCAGACTTTGAACGGCGGGGCGACTGTACCGGCGATAGCCTGAATTGGCTCGCCTTTACGTGCCTTGTCGATCACATATTGTGACCAGCCCATTGTCTTCAGGAAGTTCGCGGGGACGTCAGATAATTCGAATTCATCTTCACGGCCCAAAATCCAGTTGCGAACTGCTTCTGTGGTGGCCCCTGCTCCACCCAACGTGATCGCCAATTTCGTGAGGTTCGTCATCCCCTCTTTGATTTTGCCTTCCTGAACTTTCTGCAACGAATCACGACGCACCAAGTCCATTTGCTTGAGCATGTAGGTCTTGAGCATGTACAGCACACGACCATTTGGATTGTTTAGGTACGCCTTCGGAACTTCCAATTTAGAGATCGGCTGGAACCGTGACAATTCTGCGAACAGGTAGAGCCGGACTTCAGGGGTGAGTTCACCGGATTTCAAGCCTTCGATCAATTTCCCGAAATCGGGACCGTAAGCTTCACCGTACTTTGAGTAGATATCACCAACACCCTTGGGGGTACTGGCTTGTTTCTGGGCCTTATTGATGGCCGCGTTGATTACGGTAGTCTTACCGAACTGGTCGACTGCAGAGAAACCACTGTACTTGAAGATCTTGTCGAGGAATTTGGCCGTAGACACTTCATGGCCAGCAATCTTCATCGGCTGTACGCTACCTGACGCCATTTCCTGTGAAATATGATCCACAAGACCCAGGTCTTTTACGCTCACCTTCTTCTTGCCCGCAGCCATTTGTGCGACAGCCTGTACTGCTGGAAGCACCCCGTATGCGTACGCTGAAACCGCAACGTCACCGAACTGAACCATAGCTGACGTGATATTGCCGAGCAAGGCAGCGTTGGTGATGTTCTTATATCCCTGGACCACTTGTGCCGATGGTATATCACCAGCACCGAACCGGGCATGTAACACTGACCGGATCTCTTCGACTTGGTCGAGGCTCACTTTACCGGTGCGCAAGTCTTCCGCCAACATCTCACCGATCGACCCATCGAGATTGAAACGGCCAGTTTCAGGATCTTTAACGACGTTTTTACCGAAGAATCGAGCACGCTCAGTGTTCTTGATGGCTTGATGTATATATGCGACCAGAGCATCGGGGGATGACGCATAAAACTTGTTCATCCCAGAATCAACGTAGTCGATCACACGTGATTTAGTGAAACCAGGTTTAGCGGAGCCGGGTTTTCCGGCCATGTACGTGTTGATGAGTTGCGATTTTTCCAGTTCCGTCAGACCTTGTCCGGTAGCCTTGATCGATTTGGTTTCGGCCTCGTGCAATACCTTTTCCAGGCCAACGCGATGCTTTGTCCCCATGTGCTCCAGTAAGCCTTCCACGTCATTGACGATACGGGGGAAGTAATTGGGTGTCAAACCCTTGATCACTCCCATGGCCTTCATTTCTTTGCCGGTGTCCTCCAAGAACTTCTGTGTCTCTTTCCAGCTGGCGAGAGCGGCTTTGTCTCCGGATTCCTCCAAGAGCTTCGTGACGAGTTGCGGGTCACCGTTCTTGAGAGCCAAATCAACGGCTTCAGCTTCACGGGGAGGCAGTTTACGTACCGACTCCAGGAATGGATTGACTTTGGTAAGCGCGTCGTGAGTGGACGTTAACACCCGTCGTTCATGGTCAACAGCACGTAACCACACTTGTGGGGAGGCATTTTTCAGGGTGGTCGACACGAGGCCGAGGGTGTCTTCCAACGTCTTGCCGGTGGATTCAGTGAATTTGCGTACAGCTGGTGACCTCGAATGTGCGAACATCGCGAGAGCAGCCACACCGCCCGCCAATGCCGCATTTTCTTCACGGTTCTCTTCTTTCGACAAGAACGCTGTTGCCGCCGCGATACCGCCGACAGCCCCCATTTTATTCAACACATCTTCATCGATTTTGCCGGATTCCAGATTGATAGACTTGGCTTTGTTCCAAGCTACTTTCTCTTCTGCCGTCAAATCGAAGTTTTTACCAGCAGAGATCTTCTCAACTGCTGTTTTCAGTGCGTCAGGTTTCGGAATTTCAGTGGACTGAGGTTGTACTTGTCGCAATCCGCCGGCCTCGTCGAATTCCAATGGGATGCCATCCTTCGCTGGGATCCGTGTAGCGCTCTCATTTGCTGCTTGTGCTCGCTCAGCGTCAATTGTGGCTTGACCGTTATATGTTAGTTCCTTCGGAGGAGGGGCCGGTAGGGCACCTGGAGTCGGAGGAGTGCCCGCGTCGGGGGCCGGGGGACCATCGGGGGACACGCCGCCGCCATCGGGTGGCATATCAGTACCGATCCTCGGAGACACTTCAGGCTGAGGGTACCCCACATCGGGTTTTTTCCCTTCGGTCATGATCATGTCGCCGGATGCGCCTTGCATCACTTCACGGCGGCGAGTCATGATCGCGTCCATCTGTCCTTCAATGTCCAGGTTCTTATGCTTGCGGATAGTGCGCTCAACTTCCGCTTTGGAGGCACCGCGCAAAATCAGATCGTGAGCAATGTTGAAGGTCTTAATGTCTTTATCGGCCTGAGCGTAACCGTCAATCACGTCTTTGCCCGTCTGGGGAGTGACGGGATCAGCCTTACCTTCAGGTGTCTTGTTGTACTTATTGATAATGTCATCAGCCGTGGTTCGGGACGACTTACCCGCAGCCATATCAGCGTCGGGCAGGGGTTTGTTCTTTTTCAGATACTCGGCAAGTTTTTGTGCGCCTTTCACTGTGCCCTTGGCAGCAGCACCCCCCGCTACCGTGCTGACCACATCAGTAATGAAACCAACGTCATCGGCATTGATAGCACCTTTGGTAGTATGTTCAACATATTGACCGCCCTTGTCGACATACTTCTGCACGGCACCCATTGCGCGGGCCACATGGCTTTCGCCCAATTTCTCATCCAACTTCTTCGCCCCGAACAATTGCTTGATCGGGTTGGCCAAATACATCTTCTGGGCGTCTTCCATGAAGAATTCCCCACCCATCTTGGCGGCGGAGGAAATATCTTTATGGGTTCGGCCCTGTATGGCACCACCCACGTAAGTCGCGCCACGTACGGCCATGCTACCGATGAATGCGGGAGTGCTTAGAACCATGTCGGCCACGTCAATTACGTCTTTACCGAATTTCTTCAACCCCTTGATACCGGCAGCGTTGGACTCCTCCTGCGTCATAGGGCGCTTGCCCTCAGCTTTTGTAACTGGTGCGGGCACAGGCTTTTTGGGCTCTACTTCATCCCATGTCAAGGATTTTGTCCCGCCAGCATCGGTAGGGGCCGAGGGCTGTTCGATCTGGTCCCAGGTCAACTCAGGCATTTCGGCTCCTTATTTGGGATTATATTGTTTGACGATGCCCTTGGAGTCTTTATAAAACCGCCCAGGGATCAATTCACCCATGGTCTTCGGCATAGGTAGGGGTGATTTATCCGAGCTACCGGCACCGCCGTATGTCTTTTTGTCCGGACGGAATAAGCGTGATTCCGACTTGATATTGTCGGAGTTTTTCTGCACAGAGTTATATACCGCAGATTTCATGTCCATACCAGGGCTGGTGCGTAATAGATTCTGCGCGTCCGATGCCGCGTCCGAGGCGTACTGCTTGACCTGATCTTTCGATAGATCTGGGAACATCTGCTTGATCACGGATTCAGCGTGGCCGACCACTGCACGGGGCGGGACTGCAGAACCTTTACCCTTTTCACCACCACCGTCCCTAGCCAAACGTTGTTCACGTGTGGCCGCTTGTTCGGCACGACGTTGAGCAATTTGAGTACGGGCTCGGGCCGTACCGGCAGCAGCTTCACGGGCACGAATTTTCGATTGAATGTCTTCTTCGCGGGCAGTGAGACTACGTTCGCGAAGATCCAGCATGACCCGGTCCTTCGATTTCATCACCGCACGATTCAATTGGCCGATGAATACCGGAGAATATGTCCTATATCCGTCAGGTATTTTTTCACCCGTCATGGCTTCATATCCCTCAACAGCTTTATCCAAGGATGGTTGATCCTTAACTTCACCGAGAGCCGATTGCAGCCAGTTGATGTGCTGTTCCTGCTGTTTCAGGCGCAAACCCTCCTGCTCCATTTTCCGCTTTTCCTGGAGTTCTTGACGTGTACGTGCCAACTCCACTTTATCGAGCATCGAAGTAGCTTGGGTTAAACGACCGGATTGAGCAAGTGAAGACGCACCAATTTCCAAGGATTTGGTTAGATCCATCTGTCCATCGGGGGCCTTGGCTGCCGCATCCTTCATGGCTTTGGTAGCCAACAACATTGCGGTACGATCGTCGGCGTCTTCCTGGGCCTTGCTCATATCGAGCATGGATTTGGCCTCAAGAGACTTCAATTTGAACGGCTGCTCTTGTGCCTCAAAGGCAGTCTTCTGTTTTACCGCTGCGATATTAGCAGCGTCCATAATTGGTTGGTAAAATGGATCCATAACGACTCCTTAACTCAGCCCGGCCACGGACGCGATACCGGCGCTGCCGTTAACAGCTTCAGCACCACCGCCGCCGCCGCCGCCCATACCGCCACCACCACCGCGATAATTTCCACCTGAAGCTATGGAGGCAATGCGCCCAGCACCAGCTGCTTGGACTTTTCCGCCTTCTCCGAATTCGGGGGCATTGCCTTGGGCGATACCGGCAAGGAGTGACATTTGTTGTTGGTAAAAATTACCCCCATATTCAGACAGGCCCAATACGGCATTACCCGATCCGGTCAAACCTTGCTGCCCCAAAGCCCGTTGTACGGCTTCCAGGCCCGCCTTATACATGGGCATTTCCGTGATCTTACTCGGATCACTCATAAGATCTTGCAATTGCCCATAGGCTTGACTGGAGGTATTCAGGGCTTTCCGTTCCACATTACGGGCAGCTTTACCGTGTTTGTAATCTTGGACGCCTGTGGCTATCCCCATAATATCACCGACGACGCTCATGATTTTGGCCTTTCGATTGTAAAAGTTTCGTGTCCAGTTGGGTACCATTCGCCAGTGGATACCCAGCCAAAGCGCTTCACTAAAGCTTTAACCCCGCTGGAAAGTATCGGGGCGATCAGGTACTTGTGAGGAACCTTCCCCCACACATCCTGCATGAACAGGCGAGAGGCCCTCAGCAATCCGTGCCCAGAGTCATCGGCGTAGAGGTGGACTACAGGGTATTCCGCCCGGACGTTCACCGTAAACACAACAGGGTGGTAGTGGAAGATGAGAACTTCACCTTCACTCACCTGGCGCAAGGCGTAGTCGACCAGCACCTCTCGGGGAATTGGCATGTCCTCCGAGGATACCTTCTTGGCGATTACGTCGACAGCGTTCATTTGTTTACTACTGTGATGGTGGGGAGTGTGGTGTACGTGAATCGAATGAAATCACCAGGGAATACAGTCACTTGGCCGGATGTGACGCCTGTGGGGAAGTATGTCGAACCGTCACGGCTATATTCGATTATAACACCGGCCCCGCCCGCTGTGAAGTATATCTGATCACATGACATGGTATTTTGTACCACGATAGGGGATGTTCCCGTGACAGCCAGGGCGTCAACCTGTGTACCATTAACAGCCAAGTCGAGGGCAACCCAATACCCCTTCCAACGGGTAATCATTTCCGTGTCCTCGTACATTGGGACACTGTATGGGGGGACTTCCGTAACGCGTTGACTCATGTTGTCCCCAAGGAAATGTGGGCGATCAGGTTTGTCACACGGAAGGGTACGTTCTCGTTGTTGCTGATGTGCCAGCCTCGGCGGCGGAAGGTCCCCCAATTCGGGGAGGTAGCAACGCCATCAGCCAAGCTCATATCACGAGTCGGTCCCCAATCCTTGTAATCATTATCCGTTGTGCGGACTTGAACAGTCCCGGCAGAGTGCTGGTCCCCGTGTACTTCAAGCTTCACATTGTGCTTCTTGATCCGTACCTGCTGATCCCATAAGGGGGTGTAGATATCTACAGGGATATTGTAAGCCGTGTTGTTCTGATCAGTGTCCTGGTACTTGGTGAAGTCCAGTTCATATATCTCGGTGGATGTGCAGTCATACAAGAGCACACCACCAACACGAGGGGCTGTGTAGGTATACCGGAACGACATTGCGGGGAGAGCCTCACTGCTCCAGGTCGACCAAGCCTTACTCGTCAGATCGTAACACAGGATACCGCTCGCACGCACGCTGTCGTAAGATAGTAAGTAAAAGTCATGGCCCCCAGAACTGAACCCGGTGGCGTACACTTTCGCCATATGTGTGAGCCCGGACAGCAAGCGTTCAATGTTCGGTGTGGCTATATCCATCACCTGCAAACGCTCCATCATACTGATGGAAGTGCGACCACCCGAGTTACGGGACACCCAGATTAGAATGTCATTGATCCGTACCAGGGAACGTGTATGGAGCAGCCCAACTGAACTATTTTTCGCGGAGTCATTCCGGGCCAAGGGGGAACCCTGAGGCTTAGCCGCGTTATAGAAGACGTCGATCGAAGTCTCTTTGAACACCACGATGTACGTCAACTGCTTTTGGATCGCCTTCAGTGCGTCAGCGTCGGTACGCACCTGGAGAAAGTTCAGCGCAGCCCAAGTGGTCACGTCGTTGACAGCGCTATTCCACAGCCGACCATCACTCATCAACACGAACGTCAAGCCATCCAGGTACACCATCGGCCCGATACGGGTGGCACCCCCCGCTGACGGTGGCCATGCCGCGATCGTGGTGAGGGTAGCTCCGTCCGTCCAATGCGCACCAGTGCCTGACGTGATCAGGGTCTGTTGAGGGGTAGCCTGATTACTGGACATTTCCCAATCAGCTTCAAGAGCAAACCCAAGGTCACCGATGAGGGACAGGGCACCCGTGCCTGTGATCACACTGTACAGTTCTGTCTTCGCGGCAAAGGCTGCGGTATAGATTGCGACGAATCCGAGGTAAGCATCCCTACTATGTACACCGACTGTCCTTCGTGGATCAGCCCCTGGGGTAATCAAGTTTGACACGAACCGGAGCGAGGGGCGACGAAACACATGAACGGAGCCATCGGGCTGACGCTCCACCACAGCATTGAGTAACTTCGCATCTGTGTCTGTGGAGATCCCCCGATTAGAGGGTTGAACCACCAAGGGAATCGACTTGAGTTCGACGCTCATCGGAAGTCTCCTTGAACATATGCCCCACGAGCATCGGCCTGGAACTGAATCGAGGTATCCTCAGTATCCCAAGAGTTCAGGGCTTCACGATAAAACGCGGTTTTGGACTCGCAACGCTGGATAATGCTTTCAGGTTGGCCCGTGCAAATATCTGCAGCCAGTGCCCAATGTAGGAAGATGAACCACTCTTGCGGGAACACCATATCATCATTGATGTTTACCACATTGGGTTGCTGAGTCCGTACGATAACGTGAACCTGACCTAAGGCAGCCACGCTATCTGGCACAAGCCACAGCCACAGATTGATTTGTCCAGGCTGCTTGTCCTCAAAGTAGCTGTTGATCTGCCCTTGGATCCCAGGCTGGGACAGTCGTGTCCACTCGTTCCAGGACATTGGGATCAGGGGGCGTTGGATGTTGTTTTGGTCCTTGAAGTAAGCGTCAACGATCTGTGTGGGCTTAGGCATCACCACATCACCGGCAGGGCCGATCACGTAACGACCTTGTCCGGCCACCAGGGTGATCGGCACATCTTCCATCAAGAACAATTTGAGCCCCTGGGTCTGTTCGAAGTTGA